GGGCCTACCGGCATCACTGGGCCTACCGGATCCACATTTAACATTAATTTTCGTGCAGAAAAGAATGTTGCACAGCCTTTTACTCCTCCTGCAGATATTTAAGTATCGTATGGTAGTATAATATTTAATAATGGTGGAGGGTATTCTTCAGTAACGAATACATTTACAGCTCCTATAAATGGGGTCTATTTATTCAGTGCCAGTATAGGATTTAATCCAACCTTAGGTACGACTTCTACTCTAAGAATAACTATAAGAAAAAATTTAGCATCAGTTGCTAGCCAAACAGGAACAATTACTACTGGTGGTACACCTCAACTTGAAATTACAACTATTATTGATTTATTAGCTGGCCAAACAATAGATATACAATTTTCTGCAGCAGAAAGCGGAACTTTAACTGTAGGTAGTAGTAATTTTTTTAGTGGCGCATTATTACCATAATGAAAATCTTAAAATATATTATCCTTACAATTGGATGGATAACATTAGCAACAATCTGACATACAGTATTCTTTAATTAATTCCCATTAATATGATAGTTTTTACAATGCCGAAACTATCATATTAGTTAAAGACATTTTCAACAAAGATTTCAACATATACCAATACCCCTTAAATTCCCTTTAAAAGATAATCATTTTTCGAATCACAGATTCATAATTATTACAGAGAAACTTAAGCTACTTACGTAAGTTTCCTCATACTACTCCTGTGAATTGAAGTTGGGCACTATTCTAATAGTGCTTTTTTTCTACAAAATTCAAATTTGGTCTTACTTCACATCAACACGTTTTTGACTAGCTTCCCTACTAAACCCATCTGGATATCTTTTTGCTAGTTTAGAAATGTTCATTTGTGCAATATCTTCTAGGGTATATCCCATTTCGTGGGACATGATTGAAATGTAATACAAGATGTCCCCTAACTCTAATGCCAACTTATGAGTATTCCCGTTCTCTTCTCCTGGACAATGAGCCGGATCAAATCCATGACCATGAAAGATAGCCTTTTTTACAATATCAGCGACCTCACCAGCTTCTCCCGTAAGTCCTAATGCTGCATTTAAAACACGTCCACCGAAATCATTATTTGCATTCCATGTACGTAATGTTGCTTCTTGATATTGATCTAATTCACAAATTTGATTGATATCCATTACAGCTTGTCCCTCCTTTGATTTACTGATTAACTTTGTTACTCCAAATACACCGTTTTCCATTGTTTTCATTGCCATCCGCTCCCTTTAACTAAAATTTTTCTTTGCTTTTTTATTCCTAGATGGTGTTGTAGCTGCTTTCTTTGGATCCCATCCATAAGTTGCTACTCTTGACCTAAATGTACTAGCGCTAATCCCGTTTTCTTCAGCTATCTTAGCCCAATCTTTTCTATCATTTTGTTTACGAACAGGAACAGTCGCTGCATCTTGTGGATCCCATCCGCTATTGACTCTCCCGTAAAACGTACTTGGATTAATTCCATTTTCTTTTGCTACTTTTAATAACTTGTTGAATTTCCCTTCGCCAATATGCCAGTATGCTCTTGGTGGTATTGTTAATGCTTCTTGTAATTCCCATCCATATGTGTAAACTCTCATGTAAAGAGCTTTTCTACTAATACCATTAGATTTAGCTACCTCATACTCTTCATTAGTTAACCACCGATTTAAGGTCATTCATTTCCCCTCCTAATCTAGTGCCAAAAATTCAGCTCTGTTACGCTTCGAATGAATTACCCTAATCTTCTGAATACCTTTACCGTGCTCTTCTAACGTTGCATTCCAAGCTTCAGTTTCACTCCTAGCATCAAAGCAATCCATCTTTTGCCGTTCCTCTTTATCGTAGAAATGCACTTCATAGCTTGGATTCAAAAACTTTTCACTGGTACTTATCGCGTTATAGTTAAAACTGCCTATAACATCATCAATTGTTAATTGCTTCATAATAGCATCCCCAGTTATTTAATTTTTTCTGTAATTGTAGTTGATACACGATCAACTTTTCCGCCTTGCCAAGTAATTACTTGTTCCCCGAATCCTGTTACCGGAGGATTCAGTGGTGTAACCTCACCATTCTTGACCACATAAATTTTATTATCAGTAACATCGATTGTAATTTTCGTAGGCTTCATACGACTGAAATCCCCCTTTTTTCTTGTTAGCTAACTTTTTGTTGTTGATTCCATTGTAATTCTTGTTTCATTGACTCGAATTTTATTAACCATGCTTTCCAACGCTTATCATTTTCTGCTTGCTGTTGCTTTGCTACTTCACAGTTACAACCTTCCGTTAGAGTTACACCTGGATAAGTTTCTTTACGAATAATTCCTGTATTACGGCATAATACACACATATTTATTCCTCCTTAGTAGAATATTTTTCCACTCTAAACCTACTATTTTGGTATAATCTCCCTTGAAAGGTAGGTGATTTATATGAATTTCTCAATTTATCTAAAACTACTTATTGCATGTACTTTTGGCAAAGTTAAGATTCGTCCTAAATACAAGCATCTCCAATACATGTATGATAATAATTTCGTACTCCCTGTTTCCGATGGGTATACTGAAATCGCTGGTTTTCCGATGCCAACTTATAGTGATTGGCACACTATCACATCTGACGGAAAAAAAGCTATGTGGGACAAAGGTAATCTGTTAATCACAAGAATAATCTCGTTAATCGCATTACTTATTAGCTTTTTTGCATTGCTAATTAACTTCTATAAAATATGAAGATTAGAATCGCTATTGATACTAATAAAGAAAATATAGATGTATATAATGTTTTCTTTAATTCCTTTACATACCAATCATTTTCCCCCTCAACTGTTACCTTTTCAACAGTTGAGGATTTTTCTTCATCTTTTGTTTTCATTTCTATTCCTCCTTTTTAAAATTGAGTAATCTATAATTATCCCCATACATTTCTAACATTTCAGCGTTTTCCATCATCCGACTAAAATCACGTTCTCCATACATTCCTGCTAATTCGTCGATTGTAAAATTAGTAGTGAATAGAGTGCTTTTACCTATACGGCTGTCTACAATTTCATTTGTCTTCGTTTGTTTCCAAGTAACGCCTTCTTTATCTTTCTCCGTGAATTCCGCTCCAAAGTCATCGATAATTAAGACATCAACTTTTGCTAGAAGAGACATAAGCTTGTCCTCTGTCATTTCACTGTTTTTATTCCAAGTTGATTTGATTTTGGTAAATAGCTTATTCATTTGAATAAACATTGCACTGTGACCCTTTTTCATAAGTTCTTTAGTGGCTGCCACACATAAATGGCTTTTCCCTACCCCGTAATCACCCGTTATTATCATGCTTGTTGGTTCTTCTCTATGGAATGAGGTAACAAAATCCATAATCGTTTCTTTTGCATCAGCCAATTCTTTTTTAGTTGGTACATAATTTTCAAATGTAGCTTTCTTGAGTTTGTCATTTATTAAGCTGTTATCAGCAAATGAATCATATAAATGAATGATTTCATTTTTCTTTTTTATAGCTAGTGTCTCAATAGCTAATTTCTGATCTTCTTTTTCTACCGATCTACATTGCGGACAAAATTCCTCATTCGTTTCTATATCTATCAACATGCGTTTACTGCAGACGTCCTTAAATTTTTCTTTCCCTACTAAAAAGACATTCGTGCATCTATTAGGCGACAACACATATCTTTGACTAGCGTTTCTTGAAGTCGTATTTGTCGATGAAGCTACTATCTTTTTGATTGCTTGCATTGTTTTTCTCTCCTTTTTTACCTTTGTTTTTAAACTCGATTTCTGCTGCATTAACATCAGCCAATGTACGGATATTTTTATTAACCCACTGTTTTAAAATGCCCTCAGCATAATTCCATTTCTTCTGCTGTTTCAAAGCACGTTGCATAGCTGCTTGTACCAGTTCTTCGCTTGAATCGTTTACCCATTGCGAAATACTTTCGGCTATGAATGAATTTAAAATACCGAAGTTATTTTCGTAAAAAGAGAAGATACTACTACTACTTTGTATATCAGTATTTTGTTTATTAGTACTTAGTTCTTTAGTACTTAGTAGTATTGGATTTTCCATAAATGGAACTTCCACTTGTGGTTTTTCCATATGTGGATTCTCCACTTGTGGAACTTCATAAATAATTGTCTCCCAATTGGTTATCTTTCCCTTTTCGTTTTTTACAGGAAACCGTCTAACATAACCGAATTTTTTCAGTTCTTTCACTCCTACCCTTAAACTATCGATTCCATCTTTCGCATGAGTGGATATTTCCTCCATGTAAAACACCCAATCATCTGGTAAAGATAAAATGTAAGCTAATATTCCTTTTGCTTTCCAACTTAAACGTTCATCTCGAAGACCTGTATTATTAATGGTTGTGTAATTTTTACTTTTATGAACTCGAAATGTTGCCATTTATTTACCTCCTTGTACAAACTGCCACATATGCTTGTCTACTGTTGTTAATCCGTTGAATTTCATAATGCGGATACCCAACAATGAAACACTGTTCAATCATTTGCTTTATTTCATCTTTGCTAAGTCCCAAAATTCATTAGGTAATAGCACTTGATATTCACTTAAACCCATGTACTATTTCCCTACTTTCCGTGGTATACTTATATCAAATTGTTTTTCTTAAGGACCCACTGCCATGGGTCTTTTTATTTTATTCTACGTCCCTCCAAGCCTAATTTTTTATTGGCTTATACGTGATGTAAAACAGCAATGATCCATATGGGATTAGCATTCCTAATATAAATAATGATGTTGTGTCTTCCACTAAATCACCTCCTTATTTATCAGATACGCGTACTTCTAAACAATCCTTGATTCTTCTTTTTTCGTTTCAAGCCATGCTTCTAAATCTTTCTGTAGAAAGAGTAACTTACGCCCATCCCTAATTACTGGAAACTGTGGATGGTTTGCTAATTCATACATTCGACAAACTGCTATGTTTAGATAGGCTGCCGCTTCCTTCACTCTCATTACTTTGTTTGGTTGTGCTTGTTGTTGAAATGAAGCTAATGCTGCTTGAATTTCCTCTCGAACAACTTCGCGGATTGATTCTTTAATGATTTGATCTAATCCCATTTCGTTTTGCTCCTCCCTAAAAGGTTAAATTAAAGTTAACCTTTTGTTAAAAAAATATGATAACTATGAGTTAACCAGTTAATAAATCATCTACTTTTACTTTGTACAACTTAGCTAATAAACCCAACTTAGAAATGCTAGGTTGTCGATCACCTGATTCCAGTAGAGAATACGCGCCTTTATGTGTGTATCCTAGGTGCTTGGCTACAAAAGTTTGACTATAACCACGTTGTTCTCTTAAGGATTTCGCCTTCTCTATATTTAGTTTTATCATGTCATCACCTTTTGTTTAATTCGTTAATTTGAGTATACACAAAGGTTAACTTAAAGTAAACCCATAACTTTCAAAATTTTTAAAGGGTTGTCTTAGAGTTAACTTATCTGTTACATTTTATATAGTAAGTTACTGTAATACTATTACAGTAATACACAATAGTGGAGTATCTACATTTTTTGTAGAAGGAGAGAATTTTAAAATGAATCACGAATTGATTAGTCGTAGGATAAAAGAAATTAGGACTGAAACATTAAAAATGAGCCAAAGAGAATTTTCTGGGGCATTAGGAGTAAGTAAACCTCTTATATCTATGTGGGAAAACATTAATAATGAAAAAGGACCATCAAAAGAGATGGCGATTAAAGTCGCTAGATTAGCTAATGTATCTGTTGCTTATGTACTTGGAGAGTCTGATGAAAAGAATCCTATCACAAGTGCTCAAGACGAATTTGAAGAATTAATAGCTAAATTCAGAGAGAAAGATCCAGAAAAACAAAAAGAGATTATGAAATTATTTAAAGACTTAATGAAACTAACAGGCGATTGATAGCATTAGAAGCTACCGATTGCCTGTTTCATTTTCATTATAATTTCAAGTGATTTTTCATCCCCCTCATGTGCTGCTTTCGTAACCTCCAAAAATTGTGCTTCGAATTCTGCTACTTCTGTTACTAATAAGTTTTCTATGTTCTCTTTATTCATCCCCAATATCCTCCAATATTTTTATAATAGTTTGTGAATCGTTCACAAAATTTCGGACTTTGCCTTTTTTTATAAAATCCGAACTTCTCCTAAAAGCACGAAATGCGACCACCCTTTTCAGGACGATCGCATTCATATATCTAATATTAAATTTTACCAGCCGCCACCGCCTGGTTCATTTGAATACATAATTACATTCTCATAACTTTTAGCTTCTTGTTTTGGTTCTTCAACTTTTTTATCAGCTGAGAAAACAAACAACCCAGCAATTGCTAATATCGGTAAAAGTATTAAAATCTTTTTCAATAAACTCACCCCATTCCACGGCTTAATTATACCATTTTTTCAAATATAGCCCAAATACAATTGTGGGATTTTTGCATAAAAAAGACTTTTTTTCTCTAAAAACATCTTGTGGGATTTCTCTAATAAATATTTATCATTTCTAGCCAATCCCATATAGCAAGTTTGGAATTCATTTAATGCTCCATTTTCTTTTTCTATCCCTAATAAATACGTTTCTGCTTTTTCTTTATTTCCTTTTTTCAATTCTAAATATGCATATCCATCCTTGTCTAAATCAGGCGGTACATCGTGTAAATCTCGATAATGGTGGATTTTCAAGAAGATTAATGTGTTCTTTACTCTTTGTATTTTTCTTTTTATATCATCGTTATCTTTAAAAATCCCATCGTTTAATACAGCCAGTGCACATTCCAAGTATTTCTTAGACCTTTTGTAATCTTCGAAAATATACGATTCTCCTAAATTATAAAATGAATTTGCCTTTTGAATTTCGAAATTAGGATTTTTATCACAAATTTTAAATAGTTCTATAGAATTTTTACGAGCTTTTTCAATTTCATTTTGCATTAAATATGTTACGCACATTCCCTCTTTAATACGAACTAAATAACTGCTACGGATGTATTTATTAGAAATCTTTTGTGCTTTTTTCTCTACACGAACTATTCTTTTGAATAACAATTTATATTCTTTCATTTGGTAAAGTGTTTGGCATAGTAATATCTCAATTAAAATCTTCATTTCATTAGAAGAAACATCTTTCTTCTTTTTATCTAGTTCATCGTAAAATGCATAAGGATCATACTTCGGTTCACTATCTTGTTTATCTCTGCAATGTTCGTAAATTATTTGATAAATTTCCGCCCATTCTCTATTAACATCTGTTGATGATTTTAACTCCTCATCAATCAACTCTTTTAAGGAATCGAATTCTCGACGGAACGCTGCATACTCTAAAGCTTCCCTTTTGTTTTCTGGCTTAGCATACGTCAAGTACTCAATGATCATATCATTTTTAATTTCTGGAGCTTGTTGTTCATATAACCTCATCATGATTTTCACTAAATATATAAAACTAATTTCTGTATGACCATTAAGAATATCGGATAATGTACTCTTGGCAATTCCTATATACTTCGCTAACTCTTCTCTAGTAATTTTTGAAGCGAATAGATCATCTGTAATTTTTCTTATTATTTCACTCATTACATATTTTCTATCTTCCTCAAACGTTATCTCATGCACTACATTTTGCCCCCCTTATTGGACAAAAAAGACACGTTGCCCCTAGGCTTTTACATTTAAAGGAAAACGTGTCATTATATCTAGATTGTATGTTATAATTATGTATGAAGACTTATGACAAGTGTTTTCCCTAGTCGGATTAGGGAGGACGGTGAAAGAGTGCGACCAACACTACTTTCACAGTCATGGGTCTTTTTTACGTCCGTTGATTTTATTATTTTCATAATATCACATTTTTTCCAAAATTCTGTCCCATGATTATCAGAAAAATATTGAGAAAGTTTTAAAATCGCTATATACCAACGTTTCTCGATTGATATATAAATACAAAATATTATATGCAATTTTGCATTTTTTCGTATTATGACTTTATACGAATATATTACCACTAATTGCCCACAAACAGAACGCCAGTTCTTGTTAGTGGGCATTTTTATTTTCTTGAACAATCATCGAATATATAAGAATGATAATCATATCCTATCACTGAATTTGTTCATATATGGTAGAATATATCCATCGCTGATATGTCCAAACATGTAATTTTCATAGCAGCAAAATTACAACTAGACTTATACAACATGATTCAAAACAAATGAAGGAGTGTTTTAAGTGAAAGGACATATTCGAAAAAGAGGAAATAAGTATTGTATTGTTATTGATATCGGACCCGATCCAGAGACAGGAAAAAGAAGACAGAAATGGTTTTCTGGATATAAGACAAAAAAAGAAGCACAGGCTGATGTTGCGAAGAAGATTACAGAATTGAATGAAGGGACTTTTATAGAGCCGTCTAAGGTTACATTAAAGGAGTACCTAAATCATTGGCTAGAAATTAAAAGTATGAGTATAGAAAGGAGTACCTTTGTCGGCTATAGGGCATTTATCAACCAACATGTTATACCTAGTATCGGAATGGTTGCACTCCATAAATTAAATGTCATGCATATTCAAAAATGCTATAAAACTGCAATGGATAAAGGTATTGCAAACAATTCTATTCTGCTTACGCATAGAATTTTAAAGAGCGCTTTAAATCTAGCTGTTAAACAAAATATTATTTCACAAAATCCTGCTGCTTTTGCTGAGATACCAAAAAAAGAAAGAACCTCTATCCAGACTTGGACAGAGGAAGAAGTAAAAAAGTTTCTTTTGCATTCACAAGAATCACGATATCACATTGGGTATCTACTTGCAATAACTACAGGTATGCGTATGGGAGAAGTTCTAGGCTTACGATGGCAGGACGTCGATTTTGAAAAGCATACCGTTACAATAAATCAAACATCTGGCCATGACAATAAAATCAAAAAAACAGCAAAAACGAATTCGTCAAAGCGCACCATTCCTGTACCTAGAGAAACTATAGAATCCTTAAAAAGGCATAAGATTACGATTAATAAAGAGAAATTAAGATTTGGTTCTGCGTATCAAGATTTTGATTTAATTAATTGTAATGAGTTTGGAATGATTATAAAAAAAGCTAATTTCAGAAAAAATTTCATTAGAGCGACACATAACGCAGGCATAAAAGAAATTAAATTCCATGATTTAAGACATACACATGCAACCATATTATTGAAACAAGGAGTTAACCCTAAAATTATCAGTGAAAGATTAGGTCATACAGACATTTCATTGACATTAAGTGTTTATTCTCATGTTTTACCGAATATGCAAGAAGAAGCTGTTAAAAACTTTGGGAAAAGCATTTTTGGATAACTTATGTTTGCAAAATGTTTGCATTTCATAAAAATAGGTCAAACAAACGTTGTTATATCAAGGTTTGTTTGACCAATCATCTTATATTCTTGGTAGAATCTCCGAATACCTACTGTAACCTTTAATAATGGAATATTCTCACCACCACGAGTTATACATTCAAATCGGTATACATAGGCGAAAAAGTCTTGTGTTTTTTCATCTTTAATCGGCTCTGACATTGCCTCACAAATATTTTGTGATCGAAGTGGAGAAAAATAGATTTCTTCATTTTTATTCTCAATTCGTATAGGTTGTACACAAAAAACATGTGAAATTAATGCGGGTACCCATTTAGAAAACGTTTCACTATCATGTAATACTGTTACATTCGAAATCAAATCGTCATGCCATTCATATTTTGGCGGTTCCATTAATTGATTCGGTTTCCAATCATGAATGACCTCATACCAACTTTGAAATATATAATCAAGTTGTTCTTGCCTAATTGGTTCTTTTGACACAATCCATGGCGTATTTTCATTTAATACATACGGATTATGCTGAATAAACAATATATCAGAAAACATATCATACAATCTTTCATTTAAACGCTTTAACTTATTAGTTAATAAAAATGTCTTATAATGTATCTCTACAATGTCTAGCCATTCAATCGGAAAATATATAAATGATACATGTTCCTTTAAAAGTGGCTCTACTATATTTTTAAATGTTAATAACCGTAATTTTTCCATGTATTAAGTACTTCCTCTCTTCATTTATCTTGATTATCAAAAAACGAGAAACACCAATTACTGAATCTAAACAATTTAAAATTAAAAGTCTAAAAGAAGAATTTAAAACAATTTATTATAATAATACGTTATTAAAATAACGCTTTTAAAAGTTACACGTAATTATCGAATACATCACCCCTAACATCTCAAATATATTACGTACACATTATACATTACATTGTTATATGTTGTATTTATGTTTTACAATAATTTTACAAAAAACAAATATAAAAAATGGATTGCCTATACTTACTAGCAATTCCTCTATTCTTTATCCAATTACGTCTCACTTTATTAAGCCTAAAAATGGTGATTTACCACGTTTAGACAAATACTTCTTCGAAAATACAATGTTTTATAACGAACAACCGTATTGTGAATTAGTCAGCGCTCAATTTTTCGAATTAGACTTTTCACCTTGTCCTACAGAATTAAACTAGCCATTTGTAACTAATAGAATTTCTTATTGTTCAAAATTGACCTACTTAAAAATTAAGTTGATGGACATGCGGTCTTACCCTTATTACTATGACTAATAATGCTATAATCACTCATATAAATCCTGAAACCAGTAAAATTTTAGTTAGCTTCTCACATATAAATTGGACAAGCATACGCTATTGTATACCCCCCACTCATAGAAAGATAGAATATATTAATTTTCTCAATTCACTAATGGAAAAACCTTAATAAAAATATCTTCATATTTATCGAATATAGTTTTGAATTCTTATAAACTATATAATTTTGGAGTTGGTTCATACGTTACAAAAAACTGATCGTATTATCATTATGGTCCCTCCACTTTCACAAGTGTTTGTTACATTTTTCTCATCATTAGGAGAACCTATTTCATCACAAATTTTGTCTAATACATCTCCATACCCTGTATCAATGTTTGCACTTAATGAACTTGAAAGTGAATTATTTGAAGTCGAGTTAAAACCAATACCACCGCATTAAATCCGGGTTCAATTGGACCTACCGGTAATACGGATCTACCAACATTAATTCTTACCGATAGAGTAATTGACACTGGCGTACTTACTATTTCTGGTGGAGCAACAAATACAATTACCTTTACTATCCCAATCACTTTAATAACAACCGCGACTATCGAAGTTTCAGCATTTTAATAAAATTTTATTAGCCAGCATATATTTTTTAGTACGTACACTCTCAAAAACTTATTATGGACTTCTAGATATATCGGGTATCAAAATTCCTTGAATACATTATCTATCTTTGATATCACGAATGATTTTATGAGTATTCAGTATTAGTGTTTTCTATATGATTAAGTCTATATTTGAAGGTGACATATCAGCGATATTTTTTATCTATTTCTTATATGTGTTAGTAAGTTCGTTTGCAAACTTGTTAGCACTTTTTATAATGATTCTATTAATCATATATAAGAATTTTTTATAAATGAAGTAAATTTCTTAGGACATGTATTCGTTTTACAAATGAAAGAAGACATCTCCTAAAATTGGAAATGTCTCTTTTAAATTAATAAAACAATTTTGGTTGTATTTCTTTATTTTGATCAGTTTTTTCACCAATAAATTATGTAGTTTCAGTACTTGTACTACAACTTGTCGAGTATAAAATCGGTATACCGCATATTGCATCATTCATTACATCACGAAAAACTTTTGCAGCGACTTCTGTGAAAGTTTGACACAGATTAGATATATCATCATTAAAAAACTGTATTACTTCTGCAGAAAAAAACTGGAAAAACAACATTCGCTCCACCCGGGAACTGCGGCTGTACAACAAATTGCACTGTAGGTTTAAGAAGTGTAGCTAATGCAATCGCTTTTTCAAAATCCGTAGTTTGTACTAAAATAATAAAATTTCCATCAGTCGGTATTAGCGGACCTACTGTTACAGTTGGATCAGCTCCTACTGAATTTCTAAGTTCATTAAAATATGTGATCCCTGGCGGTGAAAGTTGAGGTTGTATATGCTCGTCCATTCTTTTTCCACCTCCTTTTGTAATTCTTAATAAGATAATATGGATAAAACTCGATAGTGTATTAGACATATATATTATTTTTCACTATTATTTTCATAAACTTACCATATCAATTTGGGAATTTTGTACGCTTAGAAAACCATTTAGACACATTTACCTAATTATTGTACGCCAATAATATAGTTGTGGAGAATTTACAGATAGAGGATTTAGAAAGAGCAAGAGGACACAGCTAATTAATCATGAAGATACATTGTGTTAGATGAGTAAATACATAGGTTTCATTTGTAGTAGTATAGTATGTTTTTCCTTTACTGTTATGTACTTTATACTGTGGCGAACCATTGACACTCACTTTTGCATCAATTATAAATCCCAATCCTGTATCTACAGAACCAGCTCCATCTTTATCCTGCTAAGATGGAGCATTATAGAAACGTAGATTGTCTACTCTGCTTTTTAATCGATTAGGAACAGATACTTCTGAAAGAAATCCACTATATCGTAGCAGGAGTTATATTCACAGCTGTAATTTTACAAGTTGAAATAGCAAACCTAACAGTTGTAGTTGGATTTATAGGTAATGTCCCTAGTACTATACCAAGTCCCGTTTGTTCCACGTTAAAATCCGCTGCAATAGAACCATTACTTGCTAAAAGACTCACTGTAGATCCGATAAACGCATCCAGTAACTGTCTAATTGGTCGTTCACGACATTCACACTCGCATCCTACATCGGTAGGTGGAAGTAATGTTATAGGTGGTCCTGGTGGTAAAAAACCTACTCCTGTTACATCAGAAATATTGACCACAAAGGTTGTAGTGCCATCTGTAACTGTAACTAAAAAATCATTCACGGAAGTGATAGTAAATAGAAAGAAAAGTGGGGGCGTGTTGGGTGTGTCTGCAATAGTGCCAAGAATAACAGTTTCTCCAATAAGTTGTTGTAAAACGCTTTGCATAGGTAAAACACAGCAATCACAAAGACAACCTTCAGTTGCTCCTGTCGGGCCTGTGTCTCCTGTTGGACCCGTTCCTCCCGTTGGACCTGTCCCTCCTGTTGGACCCGTGGGACCGGTTGGTAAAGTAAATGGTGGGATTGGAGGAAGTGTAGGGCCAATTACATTTGGATTTAATGCATTTGCTTGAAGTATCCCATTTATCGTTTGTATTTCATTTTTATCAAACACATAACTACCTCCTATGATTGTACTATATTGTAGTAATACAGTTATCTTACATACACATAAACTTCATTAATCGTAATATAATATGTTTTCCCTATACAATGGTGCACCTTAAATTGTAGTGAACCGTCCATATTTACCTTTCCTTCAATTGTATATCCCTCACCTGCATCTACGAAACCTGACAAGATGGAGCATCATAGAAACGTAGATTATTAACCTTAGAAACCACACGCTTCCCTACAATAGGTGAATCAACTGTACTTTTCTTATTAAACTTCACATAAGATGGATCGTTCTTAATCCACTGATCCCACCAAGATTTAACCAACCATCCCTTTCAGCCCGCACAAAATAAATGAAACTTTAAGTAGTCAAGTGGATCTTCATGATCTGTTCCACCAAGATATTTCGTTACATCATAGTGAGTCCATAATCCTTTTTCTACAGATAATCTACGGTCACGTAAGATTTTAGCTAGTAACTTAACATATTTATCATAGCTGCGTTTGAATTTTGTATAGTCCACTGTTTCGCATAACTCTACATGTACAAATCGTTTATTAGCAGCAGTACCTCCACCATAAGCAATGGACTTTGTATCTGCGATTTGGATTATTTCATTCCAGTCAACCGCATAATGAACGAACGCGTTTCTCCATCTTCTTCAAAACCAGTACGCATTATCTCTTCCCATGAAGCTACAGACTTTGTTAGGTCTGTTTCGCGATAATTCATCCGTTTTGTTATAAATTCTTCACGGTTTGAAGGATTATTCTCTAACTGTTTATATTGAGTTAATACCTTTTTAAATAATTGTTTAGCATAAGAACTTCTCGGCTCACTAAACATCGGATTCGCTTTTTCCCATACATCAGGATTATCAATTTCTTCTGGATTATCTATCTTGCAAATAAAAGGAAATAATGGATCTTCTAAATCTTTTCCCTTTAGAATGTTCATCGCTCGCTCTTTCGTCTTGTCCAGGAATCCGTCGCGGACAAAGCCATCTGTACCAATAAAAAATTCTCTAGCATTTGGCACTTTTCCAAGTCCACTAGAGAATACATTTACTACATCAAAATTTTCATATGATGTATTTCATCGTAAATAACACAACCGTCACGAAGTCCATCCTTAGAACCAGCATTAGATGTATGATATTGCATAATACTTTGAGTATCGTTACTCAGTATCTCTACCTTAGTTCGATAAAACATATCTTCTAGTATTTCTTTTCCTTTAATAGCATCATAGACTTCACGAAAAGAAACTTTAGCTTCCTTCTCGTTGTTAGCCACAATTGAAACATTATAGCGGTCTATTCCGTGTAGTGGACTAATAAAGAAATGACATAATGATGAAATCAAACCATTTTTACCGCCACCACGAGCCATCATAATTAGAAACTGCTCGTAAAAAACCGAATCGTCTTCTTCATAAAAAAGAAATACAAAAGCGGTTAAAAACTTCTGAAATGGTTGTAATTCAAAATACCATTTCTCATCATGTTCCCATTTATTTTGTTTCTTTTCGTACATTCTTCCATGTTCTTTGTTATGGCAATTCACACAGATTGTTTCGAGATTATTTATATCTAATGCAAGATTAGGATGATGTTCTAGTTCTTTTATATGATGGACAACGAGTTGTATCTTCTTACGCTTTGCAATCTCACTGTACTCATTGGCATCTGTTTGAACACGACCGTTACGCTTACACTCTTGGCATTCATAGTTGTCCCTCTTCTTTACTTGCTCTCGTATGCTCTTCCACTCACCACAGTCATAGAACTTACGCTTCTGTTGTTTGGTTTTGTACTCATTCATTATGCCTTTACCTCAATCACTCCCGTATCAATTCTTTTCTCACGATGTTGAATATCAAGGCACTTTTCGCAGTAAAATGTAGCCGAAACATCTACCCCAAAATGTCTGGTATCAGAATAAAAAGTAGTAGTCTCACTTTCTAACAGCTGGTATCTATGCTCACACATTATCCTCGCTCCTTACCTAAAAATAAAAAGCACCCGAATGGATGCTTTTTTCATTAATTATTAATCTATACTTCAATTACGGTAAATGAAGTTTTATCCTTCTTCCAATCACCTAATGTTGTTACATCATCTACACCAATATTATTAAGTAACTGAAAGAAGAGCAAAAGCCCTTCTCCGTCTACACAACGTGAATTGCAATTGAATGTGAAAACAAGAAACAATTGTTCATCCAATCTACAACCACCGCCACCGGTCATGACGATCCATTTTCAGTTATTAGGAATCTTGTGAGCGTTGTTTTCCGCCACTACTCACAATACAAATATAACATGCTAATTCCAAAACAACCGGCACATTTACTGCCAAAAAACGGTCACGATTCTGCCATTTATTTTAATTCGCTAATAACCTTTATTTTCCTAGACTACCTCACTGCAACAGCTACACTGAATAAATTGAATTTTCTTTCAATAACTATGCTTGATCGGATTGTAGAACATGTAATGGAGGCGGAATAATCCAACCTTTTTT